AGTCGCTGCCACGCATCGTCACGTTTCTTCTCTGGTTCTGGTAACCCACCTTCTTGACGAGGGACGAATTTTTGGAAGATTGGGTTTAGCTCGCAGATAATTCCCCACTTCATGAAATCAAAACCATGTTCGATGATAAAGTCTTCTGGGACGGAAGGAGAAGCGTTGACTGTGGTGTAATCCTTTATCCACCCATGTCCTTCCAATGTGACGGTCACTGTCGTATCCACCGCACCAACGGTGAAACCAGGGTAGATATAAAGAATACTTCCACGTTGAATCACGGAGCTAGATGTCCCACGTGCAAGCAAATCTGCGTCCGACGGATAGCGATTCTCTGGCCACAGGTTATCTGAAAATTCCAACTCCGTTCGTTCACGTTCAATAGGAATATCCGCACGAGTAAAGTCAAGCGGAATGTAAACTCCATTCGGACGCTGCCGCCGCACAGCGATGATTTGTTTAATCTTTTTGCAGTAGGCGTTAGGAATGACACCGTTGAAAGTGGCGCTTAAATCTACGGCGCTAAAATCTCCTCCCGCGTTACCAGCAATGTCGAGGTTTCGAGTAAATCGAGTGTCCTCAAAATCATGTAACAACTCCGCGTTTTTCCTAACCCCGTTCGCAGCGTCAAGAAACAAATCGGTTCCTTGAGAGGTGAACTTAGAGACTGGAACTCCGAACGCAGCGGCAGCCACGTTCCGTATTGTATTTAAACACTGAAGGTAAGCCATATTCTACTTCCGTGAAGTTGCCCTCACGGAAGTTTGAACATTTCCTACGAACGTCCCGTTGCGCCGTCCGGTCCGAACGACGGATGAGACACTACGTATTCAACGTTTTCGTTGTCGGCAGAAACCGTATCCGGCGTTTCTTTTGCTTCGGTCTGTAACATTTTGGTATCTGTTACATTCTTGGCATCAGCCGCCGTTGGCTGCCATGTCCTTAGGTTTGGTGTTGCTCCCATACGTATGTTTTCCTTTCCTGTTATTAAGTTGTTAACCAGTGTTACCCTTGACTATTAGTCGAATGGTACCCGAAATATTCGCCGGTGCACCACTGAGGGCAGTGTAACTGTATATCTGTGAGCCATCATAAGACGGCCCGATCATATACGACTTATCATCACTACCCACAGGGTTCTCAACCTCGAATATCTTGGACAACCCAAATAATGAAGCTGGTATGTCGCCTGATGTTCCACCCTGTGTGGACAGAACAATCAAAGCCTTAACACACTTAAACTTCCTTCCGTTTGGATTACCCTGAGACCAAATCTCCTCAATAGTTGGTTTTGCTATTTGAGCCATAGGTCAGTCCTCCTTTCGTTGAACCGAATTACGCAGCAGCAAGCACGTTTAGCAGATACTCATGCGACTCAGGAAACCTGCACTCCAACCCGGCTTCAGTGATCCACTCATCCTTGCGCCCGTCCCTATCAGTCTCCTGTCGGCCTTTCAGAAAGACCGTGTCGGAATCCGTCAGCGGACGATACATGAGATTGCCCATGTCAAGAATCAGTGCATTACCTTGCAGGTCGGGGTCTTCATCGAACAGTGGATGCACTTTGTAGTGCACCGTGCCACGAAGAGTCGTGTGCGAGTGAACAATGAACTCCGCGTTCCGTGACTTCTCTGTGAACAGAGTTGTCCGGACAATGTCACGCTCAAAGAGGCTGTTAACAACCTCAAGAAACGTGCCACCACAAAGCACCAGTTTCTCATACGCCTTATCGGAAGTTTTCCGAAACGCGCGAGAGATGTAGGTGTTGTATTGACCTTTTGTCATCGTGCCGCCGAGGTCGATGATACGCTTGTTATCATCTGTATTCAGCGTGATTGCAGGGGCACCCGAACCGCCACGATAGATAGAGTTGGCAGCTTCCCACTTACGCAGGAAGTCGATCACTCCACCAGTCTTGGTCTCAGGAGTCACATCCCCAGTATCGGGATCAGTCACGAGAACCGTGTGCTGCTCTCCGAATAGAAACGCTTTCTCCATTTCGATCATGTGGCGCAGACCGTTTTCCTTAGCCTGCATTTTGTACGGGCCGCTCTTGTCAAACTGCAATCCAGTTTTCAACGCTGTGCGCGTGATATTGAATGCAGTTCGGAAGATTTGCGTCAGGTTTGTCGGATTGATCGGAAACTGAATTACCCCAGTGCCCGAACGTCCACCTTCCGCATTAGCCGTACCGATGATCGCAACGGTCTTACCGTTGTTATCTGTGGTTCGGTTGTCTACCGAGGTTGCCGCTACGAATGGTCGGAAAGTCAACTGCGTTGTTGAGTTGATTTCCACCACGGTGCCACGAATATCCAACGTTGTAGGTGTTCCGCCGTGAGCCAGAGCGACCTTACGAATTTCGATTACGTGGGTGGGTTTGAACGGATCAGTAGAAACTACATTGATCCTATACTCCGTGTTGGCCACGAAGTTACTTGCGTCAGCAAAGGCTGAACCATCACCATTAGTGAATGGTGCGGTACCTGATGCAACGGTTGCCGTGCGCTGCACTGGAAATCGACGTTCCCACCAACCGAAGTTAACCTTGTCGGTCTCCTCGGAAGGAAGCATCGAAAGTAGCCCCATCAGCGGCGCTGCACCCGTCGGATACTGGTAAAAGATTTTCCGGCGGGAGTTTAGCGACGCATAGCTGCTTGTCGTTCCTGTTGATACTAGGCCAAAGGCCATATTTTAACTCCTTGTGTTTCTACTAGAGCCGAAGGCTGAAGTCGTTAATCATCGAGAACTTCACTAGCGGCATCTGCCGTCTGTGTAACTTCCTTTGATGTTGTCGACTTTCCCGCTCCACCGCCGCTTCCTGCGCTAGTGCGTGGAAGCTTTGGTGATGTCGTAGTTGTTTTCTTTTTTCCAGCACCGAGATCGAAATCAGGGATCAACCCTTTAATCGCTCCGGCGGCACCTTCAGCAAGTGCCTTAAAATAGCTTTCTTCACTATCGAATTCTTTATCCGCAAGTGTTCTCGCCGTGGCATCGACAATGCCTTTGTATTTCGGGTCAGAGAGTGACTCATACGAATCAAAGAAACGTCCACGGGTCGCTTCGGCACGCTGTGTCGAAACATACTCGTGAATCGGTTTGATCTCTTCACGTAGTTTGTCAATATCCATCGTGTAGAGATTTCTTGCTCCCACGACGGCCTGACGAACCAGTCCTTTTTGCATTTCTTTGAACAGAGGAAGAAAATCCTTCACCGCTTTTTCCACCTCCGCCGGGTCCATGTCGGTGTTCAACCGAAGGAACTTACGAAAGTAGTCGGGATCGGTTTTCGTCGGATTCCAAACTCCCCAAAACTCTTCCTTTTCGTCATCAGAAAGAACCTTAGGTTCCTCTTTTGGTTTAGTAACCTCCTGCACATGTCGTGCGAGTTCGGCTAACGCGGCTTTGGTATCATCCGGTGGAGGAGTCTTACTCTTATCGTCTTCTTCGGTTGTAGTAACCTTAGTCTCATCGTCCTTCTGTTCGAGTAACGACTCGTCCATTTGTTCTTCTGTCAATTCTTCTTGTGCTGCTTCACTCATATGTTTGCTAGTTCCTGTTTGATCTCGTCCAAATCGTCGAGGACGATTGCTTTACCTCGGCGCAGTCCACGAAGATGCCCTAATGCTTGTTCACGAGCAAGAAAAGTCTCAATATTGACTACTGGTCGGTTTAAGATCAGATCAATGAGACTCTCCTGCTGTTCGGCATTGTCGGCAAAAATCTTTTTAGTGATCGGATGTTCGAGATACGTTTGTACCTCAACTTCTTCCGATGTCAACTGTTGCTTACGTTCAGCCTCTTTGTCCATTAGATTTAGGAGTTGACGGTAGCGGATTCTCCCGCGCGTGCTTCACAACAGCAGCTTTGGAGTCGGCTTTTATGCCAAACATAGCCAAAGCTTGATCTCGTTCCTTGCCTGCCAAATCTGGCAGTTTGACTGAGATTAGCTCTCGTGGAGCAGGCGGTGCTTCCTTACCGGTTTGTTGTCCACCCTCCGGCGGTAAGGCCGGTTGTGGGGACGGAGCGGGCAGTCGCGCTGGCGTAACACCCCGCAAAAGATATACTTGATTAAATAGTTCCTTGACCTGTTCTGGGCCGTAACCCAAGATCGAGGACACTTCAGGATTGGAAAGAATAGTGACAAGAATCTCCTGCAGCGATTGTGCAAGAAACGCCTTCTCTGACGGAATAGTGCCGTCAAACACGAAGAAATCCTCAGCTGTGGCGATGGATATTGGGTCAGCCTTGAACATTGTGTAGATTTCATCATCGGTATACCGCTCTGGAATCTGAGCACCGGTCTGTGGATCAATCTGCGGCGTGGTTCCTGGCTTGACTGGCCATTGACGACCTGTGCCAACAATACGCATGAACGTCTCTTTGTCCATTTCCTGACGGTTATTGGCGATGAGCTGTTTACCCAACGGTTCAAAAGCTGAGTCCCAAATAGTGGACAGATTAGTCTTACCTCTCGCTGAGGCACCTTGTGCGACAACACGATCTTGCGTAGCAGAACGGCGTCCAGCGGAGTATTGTCCTTGCATTTGACTGGACAATCCTGTCACAATCTCAAGCAACTCTTTCAACGCGCTAACGTCTTGGAACACATTAGCTGTAGTATCTGTCGTGGTGAACTGTTTAATATAGCGTTCCACTCCAGTCTGCGACGCGTTCTTCTTAAGAAAGATATACGGGCTTTCACTTTCAAGGTTCTTAATATCCACTCCCGACGGGTCAATCGCCCATTTACTTTGCACGCTGTTGCGCTGTGACGTGACGTGCGCGTTGATCAACCACGTGATAAGATTCGTCATTTGATCGCACACACTTGCCAAGCCCTCATTTACTGTGCGGTGCTGATCAGGTATGAACTGAGCGAGAATGTAGGGAAATTGACAGTGGAGGTAATAAGCTTCTTCAAACCGAACAATTACTTTATCGTTAGCGATCCAAACGAGGTAACGTACGAAGAACTTCTCCTTACCCAACAAACCTTCTTTATCCTGAACCTTAAAATCATTAGGAATAATGTCGATAACCATTTTGGTTATAACAACCGGCCCCGATTTGACATACGCTCCGGCCGTGCTAGTATCCGCCGTGCTACCAAGATTTGGATTCTCTCTAACCTCTGGTCCAAAGTCCACGCGAGAAACTTTACGTCGTGCTTGGTAATCTTCCAACGTCATCTTAGGAATCACGTCGAGATTGAAAAGGCTTTCGTCAGCACGAAGTGTACTGATTTGCCACTCATCCTCCGACCCACAAAATTCGCCCTCTTGATACCGCGTCAACGGCATTGAAGTGTCCGGCAGGAAACGATAAGGAGAGACGGGATAGACCTTATTCCCCACGAATACGGGTATCTGTTGGAAGTCATACGTCTGCTTCTTCGTCTCCACGCCGAACGCTCCAGATTCTGTTTCCGTCTGAGGAACACGCATGTGGCGGTATTCCTCTTTATAGCACACTTCCGCCGCTGCCAAACTAAACCGACCTACGTCTAAAAAGAACTGAACGAGAAAACTAGTCCACATATTCTTTCGTAGGTCTCTTTCAAGAATCAACTCAAGCGGTTCTTGAAGTGGGTTGTCCTCTGTACCAGTCGGCTCCAGTTCAAAGAACCGGCGATTTTGCATCAGGTTCATAACGCAGAATGAAACAAACGTCATGATCTGTGCGAAGGTGAGCGGAACAATTAACTTCTTCGGTTGACCTTTCGCCGTGGCCGAATCGTCCGCCTTATCCGGCTTTCGCTCTGACCTAAACACCGCGTCAAAATGATCCCAATTAGAGAAGTTCTTCGCCATGTCCTCACGGGACTTTTTCGCCCGTTTGTTGACATACTGCAACAAAGCCTTGTGCTCAGGCGAAGCTGACTCACCCTTCTTAATAGTAAGTTTTTCTTTAAATGTATCAGCTGACGTGGCCATTAGATTCCTTTATGTTTTCGCAACGGGGACAAACGTTGTTTCGATCCTTTTGCCCACCGCATTTCTTACAGAAAAACACCACTGGATGCTGCGGCGCACGAACGGAGCCTTCTTGCACGCCGGTGAATCTCTTTCTGACAGGTGGTCTTGCTGGCATGTTTTGTTCTTTTTTGCGAACATTACTCATTCGGCGATCCCGACGCATTGGGACAAACAGGGCCACAATCGGGCCAGACTTGATCGTCCCCGAGGTCTTGCGTTGGGTTGTCTTCGTCAGAACGGGGTTCCAACGACTCGTCTGCTTCTTGTGCTGCGGTGTCTTTTTCCATGTTATCCTTTCAAAAAGCCGAAGGACTTGCCTGGAACTTTACGGCTTGATT